TCCTTTATCGTTCTAATGGCTAATACGGATCCACTATATATTGGTAATGAAATGGCGGCCTTTGATCGTAAAGACAGAGACTACTATGACAAGTTTACTGATGAACAAAAGAAAAAGTTTTCAACATATTTGATGTTGCGTTATGGTGCTAGTGTAGGAGGTAGTGAGGACTTACAGTCCTATTACTTAATGGCAACTAACAAGTTTGTCAATAAACACTTCTTTGATTTAAACAAACATACAAAACTACAGTGGCTAATGTGTACAGCAGTTAGTCCTAACATGGGCAAGCAGTTTCATTATTGGTTAGCGGCTAAAAAGAAAGAAGGTAAATCAACAAACAAAGAAAGAAAAGTAGTTAGTGAACTATATCCAAATATGAAGTCAGATGAGATTGATATGTTGTTGTCAATGAACGATAAAAAAGCAATTAAATCATATGTAAAAGAGTTAGGATGGGATGACAAGCGAATTAAAGCAGACTTTTAAATGTAATTATTGTGAAAGATCATTTGCTAGAGAAAGTACACTAGCAGTGCATGTCTGTGAACAAAAGAAACGCTTTCAACATAAAGATGACCCTGCAAGTCGTATGGCATTTCAGAGTTATATAAAGTTCTATGAGATTGCACAAGGTTCAGCTAAATCAAAAACATTTGACGACTTTGCTACATCAGCATACTATAAAGCATTTATAAAATTTGCTAATTATTGTGTCAATGCTAGAGTTATTAACACTATTAGATTTACTGAATGGTTATTGAAAAATAACAAGCGTATAGATTATTGGGGTAGTGATAAAATATATGACGAGTTTCTTAAAGAATATATCTACAGAGAAAACGCAACAGACGCATTAACCAGAGCATTAGAAACATCACTTGACTGGAGTGAAGAAGCCGGAGCACCAAGTGAAGACTTCTTACGTCACGGTAACACTAATAAACTTTGTCAGTATATATCTTCGGGTAAGTTAACAGGATGGACTATATTTAATTGCCCAACAGGGCACGACTTGTTAGAAAACTTAAATCAAGAACAGATAGCCATGGTCTATGACTTTATTAATCCTGATCGTTGGAGCAAGATACTGCGAGACTATCCAGGAGACACAGAGTACATGAAAGAAATGTTAGGAAAAGCAGGATGGTAAAATATTCAACAGACGTAGACATAGACTTTGCAGATAGAGATGACGCACTGAAATTAGTTAAACATACTAATGCGATGCAGAAGAATGAACAAGGCATACGTCGACACAACTCAGGTGTGTATGTAACAGATATACCTTATAACCCACTAACAGATACAGCAAGTATAGATTATCAATCAGCAGAACAACGTGGTTACTTTAAGTTAGACTTTCTTAATGTTAATATCTACAAGTTAATTCGTGATCAAAAACACTATGATGAACTAATGGCTAAAGAAACACCGTGGCATAGATTAAAAGATAGAACATTCTTTGAGCAGGTTATACACATTGGTAATCATTTTGATCTATTAGGTAATTTAGAAATAGACACAATACCAAGAATGTCAATGTTTCTAGCTCTGATTAGACCAGGTAAAAGACATTTACTAGGCAAGACCTGGAAAGAAATTTCAAAAGATATCTGGACACAAACAGAAGATCAATACTTCTTTAAAAAGTCACATTCAGTTTCTTACGCTGTATTAGTATCATTACATATGAAGTTATTAGATGAAAGTTTACATACACGAGAGCAGTAGACTCAAAGGCATTTACGATCATGCCGACGAGTATACCACAGCTGAACTACCTACACTTCCTAGTGACTCAATAAAAATAATTCCAGTATCTACATACTGTAAAGAAAGTCGCGAACATATAGAATATATTAAGCACACAAGCGAACACATTATACTAGAGAATTGCGTAGAGGGGTCTAGTACGCTTTTAAGACACCTAGATGTTGATGGTTTATTAAGGCCAGCACTTGCTAAAAAGTTTAGTATTATATGCTCAGGAGAGATGCCAGAGCAAATGAATTCATTGAACATCGAATACTTGATGTATCTAACAGGATGTAGCAATCAGGATCTAAAACATCTAATGATCCGTACTGAAGAAAGACCCTATACATTTCAATTTCTTAACAACAGAGTACGTCAACATAGAAGTAAATTAATTGAAGACTTAGGTCAACGCAACTTATTACAAGATGCCCTATGGTCAAATCATAATATGGGAGAGAAAAAAGAAGGACATCAATTACCTAACGGATATGACGACAGCGGTACTAACTCTGCTAGTTTAATATCTTGGGATAAATGGAAAGCAGGAAAGATTGTGACAGATCAATATACTGACTCATACTTTTCAGTGTTTGCTGAAAGTACGGTATTACATAGATATGCTTTTATAACTGAGAAAACTTGGAAACCAATCATTGCTGGACACAGCTTTTTAGCATTAGCAAGTGAAAATCACTATGATAGATTACATCAACTAGGATTCAAAACATTTAACGGAGTCATCGACGAAAGCTTTGTGTCTTCAGACAATTGGGAAGACAGAGAAAAACAAATAGTTAAAGAAGTTGAAAGGCTGATTGCGTTAGATCTTGATCAAGTAGTTAGAGACAGTCAGAAGACTTTAGATTATAATATTAATCATTTCTGGAAGTTATGGGAAAACTATTCTGAAGATACTATTGAAAAACTTAATAAGTTTATCGATCTACTCTACGTACAAGTGTAATTGATTTTTTCTTCGTTCGTTTTTTTGCTAGGTTACTAAGACTAATTGTTGGGCCTGAAAGTATTTCAACATCTTTATTAACAAATGTCTGTAGGTAAGGTCTAAACTGTGCCCATTCTTCACGTAAAAATATATTAATAGGAATAGTTCTATTAGACTCCCACCACCATACATTAGCAAGCTCTAAGAAACGTTGTTTAAGCTTTATGTCAACAATACGCCCAAAGTCGTAAAGAGTAGTGACAGTAGCGTCTCGATTCTGCACAATACCAACATATTCTGCGCCGGCGTAATATACTACTGTGACAAATGGATATTTGTCTGTTAACTCTTTAAAAAATTCACTGCTCATTTATCGATAAATACTCTATATGTTTACAACTCAAGTCTATTTATATAAGCAAAAGCACCAGGTGGTATTACGTGACACCACTCAGGCCCTAACATCAATGAGGTATAATCCCGTGTACGCAAAAAATTTAAAATTACACAAAGGCACAGACAATGTGCTAGTGTTTACATTCGTTAATCAGGATCAAAAACCTGTTAATAATTCTACAGCAACTTTTACATTCAGGTTAATTAATAGAGAAGGCAATGATTTAATTCTTGCAAAAACAATGACTGCGATCGATGCTACTAAAGGTACTGCGTCAGTTACTGTTACAGAACAAGACTTAGATGCAGTAGATATACAAAAAGCACACTATTCAATTGAACGCAGTTTGTCAACTAGTGATCTTAACGATGCAGTGTTTGTTGATGATCATCTTGGCGGCAGAGGAGTTGTTGAAATATTAGATTCAATTATGCCAGAGCATACTGAAAGTCAAACAGTTACTATTCCAGACTTTTTAGACAGCGAAGGTGAAACTACACACTATTCAAGTGAATGGCAAGGAACAAATGATTTACAAACCTTACAATACAAACTTAATGCCTTTACTGGTAACATACAAGTTGAAGGAGCAACATCCGACGATGAACTATGGTATAACTTAGGCAGTGAAGTTTCTTTATCATCATCTAGCTCAACCGGATATATAAACATATCAGGCTATCACCCATACCTTAGATTACGTATTGAGGAAACAAGTGGTAGTGTTTCAGAACTAAAAGTTAGATAAATTGAATATAAAAAAATTAGCAGTATTTGGTGACAGTTGGGTATACGGCGACGAGCTAATAGACCCTGCACTTGAAACTCAGGAATGCTGTTCACATCTCAACAACAATTATAGACTAAGTCATAGCTTTAGTGGACTTCTAGCAAAAGAACTTGGTGTACATTACGAAAACTACGGCCACCCTGGCGGTAGCTTACAGAGTGCTATTTGGACATTCCTTTGGTTTTTAGAAAATACAGATTGGAGTGACACGGTCTGCATCGTTGGATTGACAGGTTCAGATAGACAAAGTTGGTTTAATCCAGAACACGAGCATATGGGAAACGATGATCCTGAGTGGAACAAGCTTATACATTCTACTTGGGTAAACTTTGGTAGTGACGTTGTTCCTAAAGTGTGGCAAGATTTTGGCAAACAGTATCTTACACTAAGTCATGATGATCAACTATCAAAATATAACTATCAACAGGCAGTTTACTTTTTTGACGGCATAGCTAAAACTAAAAACATTCCATTAGTACAGTTTAACTTATATGATCCAGGCACGGTGATCAATGGCTGTGACACACTATTATGGCCTGAACAGAATATGCAGAAACGACTGTTAGACAGACCAGACGTTAAACAAATATACGCACCAGGAAAGCACCCAAATGAACTTGGTCACCAAATTATATCAAAAGAGTTGTTACCCAAAGTAAATGATGCTATACTAACTTAATGTTAGACATTACGACTGTTATACCTACTAAACACAAACGCACAGCCGGAGGTTGGGTATCGTTTAATGCTGTCTGCTGTGAACATAATGGTGAAAATAGAGACAAAAGACAGCGTGGTGGTATCAAACAGAATGGAGATGATTGGTCGTATCACTGTTTCAACTGTGGATACAAAGCAAGTTTTAAACTAGGTCGTACATTAAGTTTTAAAGTGCGTAAGCTGTTAGGTTGGATGGGCTTAGATCAGAATCAAATATCTGGTATAAACTTAGAAAGTCTAAGACATAAAGATCTAGCAGAACTAGCAAAAACAAGAAAGAGTGTAGAAGTTAAAGTTACATTTGAACGTAAAGACTTACCCAATGAGCTACGCTTGTTAAAAACTAGTGATAGCAAATATATAGAATATCTGCGTGATAGAAAGATTGATTGGCAGGATTATCCTTATATGATATCACCAGATGAGAAAGGACGCAACGCAAATCGTATAGTAGTTCCATATACATTTGAAGGTGATGTAGTAGGATGGTCAGCACGTTATTTAGATAATCGTATTCCTAAGTTTATCAATGAACAGCAACCAGGATATGTGTTTGGATTAGACTTACAACAGGAACATTGGACACAGTTGATTGTAGTAGAAGGATTGTTTGACGCACTCAGTGTTAATGGTGTAGCTGTATTACATAACACAGTCAATGACAAACAAGCACAGATTATTAAACAACAACGTAAGCAAGTAACAGTGGTACCAGATCAAGATGAAGCTGGGCTAAAACTAATTGATCGTGCTGTTGAACTAGGATGGGCAGTAAGTATTCCGGACTGGCCTGAACACATCAAAGATGTTAATGATGCTGTAAAACATTATGGTAAATTGGGTACATTGATAACTATTATGAACACTAGAGAAACTAGTAAAATTAAGATAGAATTGGCTAAAAGAAAACTTGTTAAAAAAGTCAAATAAAGTATAATTAAACATATGGCAAATACAAAAGAATATACAGTAGATATGCAAAGACTGTTCTTGGAGATGATGCTTCAAGACGCACAGAGTTATACTCGTGTTCAGAATATCTTTAATCCTGAAAACTTTGATCGTAGCTTACAATCAAGTGCGGCTTTTATAAAAGAACACTGTGATAAACATAACACTATGCCTGATATGAAACAGGTAACGGCTGTTACTGGTGTAAAATTAACTCCGTTAGAAGAAGCAAAAGACGGACACTTTGATTGGTTCTTGGAAGAGTTTGAAGGCTTTACTAGACGTCAAGAACTAGAACGTGCTATTCTTAAGAGTGCAGACTTGTTAGAGAAAGGTGATTATGATCCAGTTGAAAAACTAGTTAAAGAAGCAGTACAGATTAGTTTAACAAAAGATATGGGTACAGATTACTTTGATGATCCTAAAGCAAGACTGTTGGCTATCAAGTCAAGCAACGGACAGGTGTCAACGGGTTGGCCAATGTTAGATAGATTATTGTATGGTGGATTTAACAGAGGTGAACTACAGATATGGGCAGGTGGTTCAGGTTCGGGTAAGAGTTTGTTTATGCAGAACTTGGCAGTTAATTGGGCAATGCAAGGAATGAATGGCTGTTATTTGACACTAGAATTGAGTGAAGGCCTATGTGCTATGCGTATGGATAGTATGATGACTAATACTTCATCAAAAGAAATATTTAAAGACATTGACAATGTTGAAATGAAAGTTAAGCTGGCAGGTAAAAAAGCAGGACACTTACGTATTAAGTATATGGCGGCACAGTCAACTGTTAATGATATTAGAGCATACATGAAAGAGTTAGAAATACAAACAGGCAGTAAACCAGACTTCTTATGTGTTGACTATTTAGATTTGTTAATGCCTGTGAGTGCTAAGGTTAGCCCAAATGACTTGTTTGTTAAAGACAAGTACGTGAGTGAAGAACTACGTAACTTAGCAAAAGAATTAGATATTATATTTGTTACAGCATCACAGTTGAACAGGTCAGCTGTAGAAGAAATTGAATTTGACCACAGTCACATCGCAGGTGGATTGAGTAAAATTAATACTGCTGATAATGTGTTTGGTATATTTACATCAAGAGCAATGCGTGAACGTGGTAGATATCAAATACAGTTAATGAAGACAAGGTCAAGTTCAGGTGTTGGACAGAAAGTAGACTTAGAGTTTAACATAGAAACATTGAGAATCACTGATGTAGGTGAAGAAGGACAAAGTGATTACGGTAGAGAAAGTCCAAGTGGTAGTAAGATTATGGACTCAGTTAAATCTACTACCAGTACTGTAAATGTTGCAGACAACAGTGACAAAGAAGATCCAAAGATACAAGCTGACGTACAAAGTAGTAAATTAAAAAGTATGCTCACACAAATCAAACAGAAGTAATGTTTATCGAAGTTGTAAATTTTTTGCCTGAAGAGTTAGTAGATGAACTAGTTGAGTTTAGTCAACAACCTGATATTCCGTGGGAACTTCAAGAAATGCAAGAAAATTTACCTAGGCGTAAAATATCTTATTTACTAGACAGTCCTGTAGAAACAGTTCACAACCACTTTCAATCACTTTCTATGTTTAGTCATTTAAATTTTATGGGTGTCACATTGTGGAAGGACGAAGAGAACTTTTGGATGGCACAACATTTAGACAATGACAGAGTAAAAGTAGCAGTTCAGATATATCTTGATAATAGAAACAGCCCAGGAACACAGATTGGAGATAGATTGGTCAGTTACGGACGTAATCGTGGATACATAATGTATAACAACCCCGACATGTTGCACGGTGTTCCTAAACAAATTCCACATGAGGGTAGGCTAAGTGTCTATGCACTATACGAATGATTCCGTATCATGACATAAAACATATCCACCTAGAAATATCTAGTCTATGTAATGCTCGTTGTCCACTATGCCCTCGTAACTTCCACGGCTATCCCTACAATGATGGATACATAGAAAGAAACCTCACACTTCAAGATGTCAAACATATATTCCAACCTACGTTTATAAAACAGTTAACAGGAATAATGATCAATGGTAACTTCGGGGACTGTGTTATGAATACAGAAACTCCAGACATCATTGAATACTTTAAAACACACAGTCCTAATATTAAAATAGATGTAAGTACCAATGGCGGTGCACGTCCTAAACAGTTTTGGCAACGGTTAGCTGAGCTAGATGTTCACGTGCTATTTGCATTAGACGGGTTAGCTGATACACATTCTATATATAGGCAAGACACAGTGTATGAAACAGTATTAAAAAATGCTAAAACTTTTATTGAAGCAGGTGGTCAAGCTACCTGGAAGATTATTCCATTTGATCATAATCAACATCAAATCGAAGCTTGCCAAGAACTGAGCAAGCAACTTGGATTTAGTGACTTCATCTTAACAGATCAAGGTAGAGACACTGGAGTTGCTGTTGACAAGAAAGGCAAGGTGGTTAACGTGTTAGGCAAACCTAAAAAGATTAACTTTGAACAACTATTACAATCTAAAAAGACAGATGAGGTAGTATTAGAAGATCTTAACCCTGTGGTCAAAAACATAACCTGTGAAGTAAAGAAAAGTAAATCAATATATGTAACATCAACAGGAGAAGTATATCCTTGTTGTTATACTGGCTTTTATCCTAGAACATATGGTCATGGTCAGTACTACGAAGTAGTTAATCAACAGTTGAGAGATATTATTAAACCTAACAATGCGTTAGAAACTTCATTACAAGAAAGCATTACTTGGTTTGATAGTGTTGAGGAAAGCTGGAATAAGTCAAACTTTAAACAAGGCCGCTTACTGATATGTAATGATGTATGCGGTTCCTGATAAATACTATCACTAACGAGAATTTAACCATGCAAAAAAAGACTAGAAGTATATTAGACGAGTTAAATGACTTGCACATTACCAAAGATAAAAATCATCTTGTTGAAAGTCGTGCGAGTAACATCATACAAAGTGCTATAAATCTGTTTGAACAGATAGATGCCGCGTATGAACGTGATCAGGCAGATGACCTACAACGTAAGTTTATTAATGCACTACGTCATCGAGATGCTAAGAAATTCTATAGATCAGTGAGACGTAAAGATGAAGATTAATGAAATCACAGAAGCTCCAAAATTCTTAGATAAACTTGTTGGAGCAACTAAAAAAGCATATCAAGGTTATACACAAAGTAGAGACATTCGTGTAAACTCTCAGGCAATATCTAATATGTCTCAGGTAGCTTCAAGAGCATGGGGCAAAGAAAAACAACGCCTAGAAAGAATTAACGATTACAATCCTCTAACAAATAAACAACTAACAGACCAGTTAACTAAATGGATAGATAACAATCTATTAGGATCGTATCAACTAAAAAGTACAAGTGGAGATTTTCAAGGATTAGTTGGTGTTTTAATACAATCAATTATAGACGACCCAAAACAAACACAAGCCGTATTCAGTAAATTATTAACTAACGCAAGTAAGTTAGCATTAGACCCAGAATCAGAACCAGCACGTGATCCACAGCCTGGTCAGTCTGCTGGTAATAACACTGCTCCGTTTAAAGTTGCTAACAACATTGCCACAGCTGGCAACATGGAATTAAATCTTAAAGACCCACAACAACGACAAATATACGATAGAATTAGAGATGAAGTTGCTAAAGGCGACATAAAGGTATGATAATACTTGAGGGCGGTAACGTATTCAAAGACGAGAAAGGTACAGCGTTAACTAAACGTATCAATCTTGCTGACGTTAAGCCTACTGTTAAGCATTTGGAATCGTTAACAGGACTTCCTTTACTAGATAACATGCTAGGATCAACAGGCAAAAAACCTACCTCAGGTGACTTAGATCTTGCAGTAGATGCAAAAAAATATACCAAAGATGAAGTATACAACAAATTAATTGCAAAAGGTGTTGATCAAAAAGATTTAGCTAAATCAGGCGACTCAGTCCATTACAAGTGTCCAATCAACGGTGATCCAATGAACGGATATGTGCAAGTTGACTTTATGTTTGGTGATCCTAAATGGCAACAATTTGCATTAAATGCAAGTCCTGAATCAGAATTCAAAGGAGTACACCGTGCAATACTATTAGCTAGCATTGCCAAAGCAAGAGGTATGAAATGGTCATACAAATACGGACTAGTATCAAGAGAAACAAACAAAGTTATTTCAAACGATCCTGAAGAAATTGCAAAAATGCTAATAGGTGGAACACGTAAAGATTTAGCAAGTGTGGAGTCAATTAATGCACAAGCAAAAAAGAATAACGACTACGAAGAACTAGTAGCAGATGCAGTAGAATATTTTGCAAAAGAAGGATTAGTACTTGAAGACGCAAACAACGCAAACTTTTTAGCAAGGTTAAGAGATCGCATTGTTAATCAAGGTATGCAACTAATTATTGAGTCAGCTCGCATAGCACATCCAGAAGATATGATATTTGATGGCGGAGCAAAAGGTGTATTAAAAGCTATTGAAGATTTGAAAACATTACCTCAACAAGCCAAAGACATTACAATTAAATGGGACGGTAAGCCAGCAATTATATTTGGGCGAGATCAAGACGGGAAATTTGTATTAACAGACAAGTCAGGCTTTACTGCCAAAACATATTCAGGAACAGCACGTTCTCCAGAAGAACTAGAAAAAATTATGAAAATGCGTGCAGGCGATCGTACAGAATTAATCAATATGTATAAAGCTCTATGGGCTCCATTAGAAGCACAGACACCAAAAGGATTCCAAGGATACTTTATGGGTGACTTGTTGTATACCGGCACACCAAATAAAAAAGACAATAGCTATCAGTTTACTCCAAACACTGTAACATATTCAGTTAATGCTGATACAGACTTAGGTAAACAGATTGGAAATAGTAAAGCTGGTATTGCAGTACATACATTTAAAACTGGTCCTGAAGATAGCGGACAACCATTTAATGCTGTAGATAAATTACCAACAGGTCCTATATTGTTTGTAGGTCCTAAAATGAAAGACACACCTAAATTAGATGTTCCAGAAGCTAAGTTAGATCAAATAGCAAATAAAGTAAAGCAGAATCAACGTGCTATCGATAACTTCTTTATGCCTGCAACACTACAGCAGTTACAGTTATCAAACTTACCAGCACTTATGAAACAGTATGCTAACTTTAAAGTAAGAGAAGGTAACTTTAACAATATGGGCAATAGCTTCTTAAACTGGGCAGTAACAAAAGTTTCAAAACCTAAAGCACAACGATTAGAACAATATGTAAATGAAAACAAACAGGTAGTTGACTTAATATTTAAAATCTTTAATGCTATCGCTGTTATTAAAACACAGGTAGTTAGAGCATTAGATCAACAGGGTGGTGGTATCACTGCGTCAATAGATGGCGAGTCAGGACATGAAGGTTATGTAGCCGGCGGACTTAAATATGTTGATAGACTACGTTTTTCAAAATCAAACTTTGCGAAGAATATATAATGGACTTTATTAAAGACATAACAGAATCAAGAATGTATCGTAGGTTAGGACAGCTTACTGGTAAATCAGTAGATGAAATAGCTAGACAAACGTTTACACATTTATTAATGTTAAAATCACTATACGATTTAGATAAGCCTAAAGCTGTACAATATGCTCAAAACATAGTAACTAATTTAAACTTCAATGGCTTTAGAGCATCAATGCCGGATTTATATAACATGTTAGTTATGATTATTGATCAGCACAAGTATGCTGACAAATTATATAACAATTGGAAAATAACTATACCAGAATTGCGTATCAAACGTGTGTTTAGATCTATGGCACAGGGCGAACTAGACTCCAATGACTTCGCACAACTGATGTTAATCCTACAACGTAAGTTTCCAGGACTAGACGGTGATCAAATGCGTATGCGAAGAATGGTACAAAATACTACAAAAGCAACAGAATCAGACCGTAAATGGATGTACAAGCGACTTATACAAATGTCAAGAAGACAGATTAATTCAGACTTACACCAGTTATATCAACAAGTTAGTAGTGCCAAACTAGCCTAATAATTTTACCAAAATGGACTAAATAAGTGTAGGGACAACACGATCCCACTTATTAGGAGAAACATATTATGGCAGTAGTAACAAGAGTACATCCAGTAGCAACAACACTTGGTGTCGAAACAGCAGGTAATTTACAATTTTTCACAGTAGACTATATCGTAGACGTATCTGGTAAAACAGGTCCTGAGTCAGCACAAGCGGCGGCAATTAAAGCAATTCAAGATACATCAACAATTATTGCTATGGGTCCTTTAGGCAACTCAGATACAGAGCAAACATTTGCTGTTGAAGCAATTGGTGGCGATAATGTAACAAAAGCGGCACTTGAAGCGGCATTTGACGCATTAGGTACAGTAGATTCAGTTGCAATGGGCGACCTCACTGTAACACTTAAAGATCTATACGTAGCTGTATAAGTTAGTATAACTTTAGAAATTTTAAAGAACCCTACTTTTTTAAGTGGGGTTTTTTATTGGCGTAAATATCTGTATGGAACAACAAGAATTGTTTGAGACAGAGGGCCCTTGGATATACGAATCACCTGATAGTGGGTCAACTTTATATAGACGCAAAGCTAACGATCCTCATTACAAGCGTGAACTAGTTAAACAGTTAGATTCTGAGTTCAGAGATTACAGAGACTGGATGTATAAACAGGATTGGACAGAATTAAGTAAAACACCAATGATTAAAGAATCTTTAGACAAATTAAGAGTACTGGTAGAACTTATGAAAGAATGATAGTTTGTTGGACATTAGCAGATATTACCGAAACTGGCTTTACTAAAAAGCCAAAAAATGAACACGATATCAAACTTCGTAATCAACAACGTAACTACGAAACGTTCATTCAGTTGATTAGTATGCGTAATCAACCTACGATAGTTATTCAGCCAACCATGGTTCTAGATAGAGATATAGCTAACATGCCATTTAGTAAAAATTACTTACAAGATATAGGATTTAGATATAATGTATGGATGTTTGCGTTTCAGTCTGAGCAATATACTACGTTTGATAATGCCAGTGGTCAACTAGGTGCCCTATTAGATGATTTTGATAACTGTCCTATCATTACAGGACTAGACGAAAATGCTAAAATATCCAACACAATCAACACCTTAGGTGAAAATTGTAATACATTCTTCCTCCACCAAAATGACCGATAGTGATAAATAAATGCAAAGCATCACAGAACAAACACATAACTTAGGCACATACTGGCTCATTAAAATACACACTAGTTCGAGTGATAAAATCCTATTGATGGAATTTATAAAATGAGTGCTACAAAAATTGAAAAAGAAAATTTAGAAGCCCATGTAGAGTTATGTGCGGAGAGGTATGACGCATTGGAAGAAAAACTAGACGCGGTTGAAGAAAAAGTTAGCTCACTAGAGATAGTTGTTAATGAGATCAAAGACATGATATCAGTCATGAATGACTCACGACAAAAACAGTTGATTAAATGGGGAGTAACTATAATTGGCTCTCTACTTGTATTGTTAGGATGGATGGTGATACACTTTATGGTGCCATACATTTTCACAGCGGTATAACTATGTCTGCGGCAAGTACACCATTAGAAAAGTTTCATGCTCTTGCCCAGCAAAGTCTTTCATCTATTTCAAAAAATATAATAGTAAAAAGACAGGACAGATACGAAGTTTTTGGTGAATTTCAAATACGCAACACACAAGATGGATTCATAGTTTACAGAAAAGAAAAAGAAGTAGCACGTTTTTTAAACAGTCGTAACGCTTTAAGCTATTGTATATTTGAAAAATATACCAAATTACAAGATGCCCAGCTATTACAAAGATTAGATCATAAGCTTCAATCAAAATTGTTTGATATTGCGGTAGCAAAAAACACTTTAACAAATTCAAAAGACCAAGACAAGAGATTTACAGCATTAGCCAGAGTTGAATTATATATTGACGAAGCAAAAATTATTAAAGAACAAATTAGTGAAGTAGTCGAGAAGGCTAAATACTTCCAACAAAAGGAAATAGACAATGAAGTTAACTGATATACAAGAAAAAACAGGATCTAAATTTATTAATCGTGTTATGAACAACTATTTTACTTCTAAAGTAGATGTTCATTCAATAAACGAAAGTAATGCACGTACTATGCTTACTAAAGTTAGATCGTTAATCAAAGAAACTAAAAGCACACCTAAGTTTCATAGCAGTGAGAAAAGCCCAGCTTACTTACAATTGCTTATGATGGAACAAGCTCTTACAGCTAGACTACAAGAATACGGTGCTGACAGTGTTAGATATCAGGGCGGTACTGCTTATAGTACAAGCAATTCATTACCAGTTGATCCAGACACTGATGAAGAAGACGAAGAAGAGATGGAAGAAGCATGTGGTTCATCTAAGTTAATGGCTGGCGACTACAAAAAGAAAAAGAAAGTTAAAGAATACGGTAAGAAGATTAAAGAAGATAAGATAACAGAAAGTGAAGTTGAAACAGCACAAGTTGTTTTAGCGGCACAAGACATGGTAGATAAAATTGCAGGTTGGATGGAAGACGTTGCTGACATGCAGTACAAAGATCTTCCAGGATTAGTAGAAATGATGCGTAATGAAGTTGGTGTCAATGAAGCACAAGCATTTTTAGACGCACAAACAGCAACATTATCAACTCTAATGACATCGTTAGAGCAAGCAAAAGCAGAGTCAACAACTGCAATGGCACCGTTAACAGGCGAGCAAGCAGTTGACCCTAGTGAGTTTAGCAACAATGACTTAGATTTAGATGCTGGTGTTGACAATGATACTCCACCTGAAGCAGACAGTGATGGTGATATTACAGAACCAGATTTAGAACCAGATCTTGGCAGAGAAAGAAGATAAATGAAACTGTTTGAGATTGGCAATCAATCACTTGAAATAGCCGCACTAGTACAATACCTAGTAGGTAAAAGTGAAGAGATGAAAACCAAACCTCAAATTAAAACAGATACATTTCTCAGTATGGCCAACAGCATGGGTATACAAACGTCATTTAGTAACTTACAAAATCTAGCACAACAAAATCCATTAAAAAATATGATAACTGATATTAATCAGGATACTATAGCATTTGGTGATGCAAGTGCATATAATAAAATGCCTGTTGATAAAGCCAGAGACGTTGTTAAAAAAATGGCAAAAAGATCAATGAGCAAAAGAACATAGCATATATACAGTTAACATATTGTTCCACAAAAGCCCTACTTAGTCATAGGGCTTTTTTATCTATAAATATTGCTTATGCACAATGACATTGACATCTCTACTTTTAATTTACGAGTATTTGAAGATACTATACTTGACCGTGATGAGTTATTAGAGTTCTTAAAAACAACGGCAGGACAGGTCAATTTAGATACTCTAGGTGAAGGACCTAGTCTTAATGAATGTGGACTAGTTGATATACTCAATGAGTCAGGTAAACCGTTTAGTGATATTCAAGTGATTACCCCAAACGAAGTAGAAGAACTCCCTGTTAAATGCACAACTAACAGAATTGGTAATTTTACTTTTAATTATTGGTTTGGGACAGTACATCGAGCTTATAAAAAATATACATTTAAAAATCTAGCTCAAGAACATTATAGACTAGGTTGTTTTATTGGACGTAAAAACTCAGATAGACTAGCTATATTATACTGGCTATCACGTTGTACAAGAACATTTTTAAGCTCGCTACGCGAAGATCACATAAACCATGACCGTAGACCAGATTTATACCGGTGGGTAGATAACTATGATAGTTTCAATGAGTGGGTTAGCAAGTTTAATATACCTAGCATTGATAATCACTCAGTGAATGAGCAATATCAAGATATTGATCTCAATGTTCCTAATTCAAAATTCTTAAACGTACAATTAAATATGCTAAACTGGTACAATGGTTTTGATGTTGAATTAGTTTGTGAAACGTTTGTTAGAGGGGACACTTACTTTCCAACAGAAAAAACTACTCGTCCTCTTGCAGGTGGTAAGCCAATGATAATATATGGTCCAAAAGATTATCTAGCAAGACTGCGTGATCAAGGATTTAAAACTTGGGGTGATTGTTGGGACGAAAGTTATGACGAATATGAGGGATTAGGACGATGGATGCGTATTAAGGAAGTTATTATTCAAAATAATGACTGGAACGTGCAAGAATGGAAATCTATTGTGAAAAAGGCTAATGCAATAGCTCAATACAATCAAGAATACTTTATGCAAGAAGTGGCTAATGGCTATAACTACTAAAAAGAAAATTAGCCTCTGTCAACCTAACTTCCAACAAGGTCCTATGGAACTTAATGCACACTATCTTCCGTATAGTACGGGCATACTATGGAGTTACGCCCAACAGTTTGATGAGATAAAAGACAACTACGAGCTGGATCAATTGATATGGGAACGTAGAGACATAGAAGAGTATGTAGAACTACTTAAGGACAACACAGTGGTTGGCTTCTCTACCTACGTATGGAATCGCAACTACACATACGCATTGGCACGCAAATTAAAAGAAAAAAATCCTAATATATTCCTATTCTTTGGCGGCCCTGAGATACCACACGAGAGGAATGATGTCTTTGAAACTTATCCTTTTATGGATCTTGTTGTAGTTCGAGAAGGCGAGATCACGTTTAAAAATTTACTGACAGCTCTACATAACCAGACGGATCTAAAAGAAATAAACGGCATAGTGTTAAATGACAACGGTGTGCGTGTGGTCACACAGAATGCTCCTAGGATACAAGATCTTGAAGATGTACCTAGTCCTTATCTAACAGGAGTATTTGACAAACTGATAGCAGAAACAGCAGGCAAAGTAGAATGGAATGCTACTATTGAAACTAATAGAGGATGTCCGTATCAATGTACATTCTGTGATTGGGGTAGTTTAACTTATGGTAAGGTCAAGAAGTTTGAATATAATCGGGTGCTTGACGAGATAGAATGGATAGGTAAAAACAAATGCGGTTACGTAACTATTGCTGATGCTAACTTTGGTATGTTCCGTGACCGTGACAATGAAATAGCAGATAAAATACTAGAAGTTCAATCTAAGTACAATTTCCCTCAAGGCGTAAGTATGACTTGGGCTAAAAATCAAAAAGCAGATGTATATAAAATAG